CGCGGTGCCGATGTTGTGGGCGCGAAGGGACGCCAGCGTCTAATCGGCTTGCTCCTGCGTCTTGTTGCCCTTGAGGACGTCGATCGCGAGCTGCTGCTGCGCGACGCCATAGTTGGCGAGGTCGTCGATCATGCCGCCAAACACGCCGCCGACATTTCCGAACGCATCCTGCATGATCTGAGCCGTGACCTGAGCTTGGTCGCCGATCTCCTGCAGCTTCTCGAGGTAGGCGTTTGGCCCAGCTAGCAACTGGTCCTGGTCGATGGTCGGCAGCAAGTCCTTCAGGTCGGGAATGTTAAGCAGGCCGGAGATGTCTCCCTGCTTCACGTCGACCTCGGCGGGGTGGCTCATCAGCGAAAGCAGTTTCTCGTGGAGCTTATCGGCCGCGTCGGCCTCATCTCGCATCGCCTTGGCCCGGTCGCTGTGGGCTTTGGCCGCCTTGCCCTCGCGATCTGCGATGAGCTCGTTGGCCTGCGCGAGGATGCGGTCCTTGGCATTTTGTGCCGCTCGAGCGCTGATCTGATCGAACGTCGCTTCGACCGAGTTGAAGGTCGAGTGGAATGTGCCGCTGATGTCGGCACCAACCTTGGCGAAGGTGCCTGAGAACTGATTTTGAATGCGGCCGAGCGAGACCGCCGCAATTTGAGGCAAGCTCGTATGCAGCGCCGAGTTGACGCCACCGATCAGGACGTTGAGGCCAGCGATTCCGGCGTTGATGAGCTTCTCAATGCTGGCAACGGCGAGGTTGGCGGCGCCGATGGTTGCTTCGCCGATTAGGCCTGGAAGGTTGCGCCATGTGTCGCGAATGGCGGTGAAGCCGGCGACGAAGGCGGCAATGATGATGGCGACAGAGAACTTGCCGAAATCTGTGATCGAGTGGAAAGCGTCGCTGAACCATTTCTTGATCCCGCTCGCAGACAGCCCAGCTTTCTCGGCCAGCACCTCGAATGTCGCCTTGGCCGTATCTCCCCAAGTGACCGTCACATCGGTCAGCTTCTTCATCTCGTTACGGGTCAGGCCGAGCGAGTTCGCATAAGCCTTAATCGCCGCGTCGTCGGCGGCGTTCTGCTTGATGCTCAGGAATGCTGCGGCGAGGATGCCAGCCGCTGCGGCGAGGCCGAGGAAGGGCGCGATGAGGCCGATGACCGCCCGCGCCATGCCGAGCAAGCCGCCCTGCCCGAGGGAAGCCGCCTGCGCTATCCGCGGCAGTTCGACCGCGAAGGCTCGCAACGGATTCTGACCGGCGATCAGCGAACCGCTCAGGGACGTAGCAACGTGGCTCAGCTCGAGCATCTGGACGCGTGCGAGGCCGGCGCTACTTCCGAGACCCGTCGCCGCTTTGGCCGACGCTTGAGCCTTCGCCGCCATGTCCGCAGCGGCGTTGCTGGCCACCTTGGACTCACGAGCCAGCGAGCCCATTTCCCCCTCAGCCCGAGCACCAGCGGCCGTAAGTTGGTCCAGATCCCTCGCCGCCTTTGGCGCTTGAGATGAGTCGATTACGATGCCGAGAGTCGCGAGATCGGTCACTGGCCCGACTCCTTCGGCTTGGGCGCGTAATCAGCGAGCCAGATGCTATCAGCTTGACGGATCAGGCCGACTTCCCACGGATTGAGGTTGCCGCCAGTCACTCTCTGCCAGCCGTCCATGTCGAGGAAAGTGATCCGCTGCGGACCCCATCCGGTTGAACCGCGGCACGAATGAAGGTCGAGGAACGCCAGCCACAGGGTTTCTAGCCCCTGCGGAAGCGGAGGAGCATTGGCGATCAAAGGATGCGGACGGCCAGTCTTTTCCTCGACAAGCTGCAGGTGAACGAGCAGGGCAGCCCCGTCCTCCTGCGGCTTGCTGAGTTCAAACTGATGCCGCGCGAAGGCCAAGAACCCCTCCGCTAGCTCTTCATAAAATTTGCGAGGTCGCTCACCGCGTCATCGACCTGCTTGAGCAGCCACGAATAGGCGGGATCACTGTAAAGCTGGATCGCCGCGTCCTCGCTGAACATGAGGCGCGTCTCGCCGAACGGAAGGCCGTCGATCTTCTTCGGCTGCTTGCCGATCACCGTCTGCTCCTGCTCGAACCAGCCTACAGTGGCGCGAGCGAGGAGCTCGGCCGAGCGGCGCTCCTGCGATTCGACGGTGATGTTGGCGGACTTGCCGCGCTGCGTGGCGAAACCCTGTTTCAGCAGTTCGTTGCCCTGCTGCTTGGCTAGTTTCTGAAAACGCTCGCTGTTCTGGCCGACGACCTGAATGAACAGGCCGAGGGGGGCATCCGTGGTTGGATGCTTCAGTTCGAGATCGAAAACCGCTTCGCTAGCGGCGGTGGCGTTGAGGTCGGCTAGGTTGATGCTCATTATCGCTCTCCGGGTGTTCCCTCGGCCCCGGAGAGCAGGACCGAGGGAACCTGTTGACGGGCCGCTCTCCAGCCCAAAGGTCGTTACGCGGCCTGGCTGTCCTGAATGCTGATGATGGTCGCGTGATTGGCCAGCGAGGCGCCACCGTTGCCGTTGTAGGCCGCGGTGAAGTTGAACGTGCTGACGAGCTGCTTCTCGCCGTCGTCACGCTCCGCGCTAGACAGCTTCACGCTGCTCATCACGAACGCCATCGTGTTCGCCGCGTCGGTGCGATCGTCCGCCAGCACGAGGATCAGCGAGGTCGCCGTCTCGTTGTCGAACGGTGTCGAAAGCGTCTCCGCATCGAACACTGCCGAGAACGAGCCTGTGACCACGATGCGGCCACGCTGGACGTCGGCGATGACCGCCGAGCCGATCACAGCCTCGCCCTGGGTGACGTTGCCATTGATCGTCAGGTTCATGCTGGTGATCGTGCCGTAGCGGACGCCGGCCACGTAAACCGCGCCGGCCACCGCTCCGAACACCGCCGTCGACGGAGCTGCTGACGGCGAGGTCAGGACTTGCGCCCCGCTCTTGCTGCAGGCGCCGAGGCCGACGAGGTTGAAGTTCGAGGTGACGTTGCCGGTCGCCGGAACCTGAATGTCGGCCTGGCCGATCTGCAGGTCGGGATAGATACGGCTCAGCGTGAGGTCGGAGTCGAAGTCCTCGAACGTATAATAGTCGTTCGTGAAGCCGGTGGTCGGAACCCACGACTTCTTGCCCATCACGGTCACGGTGCAGCTCGCGATCGGGCCTTCCGCAGTCAGCGTTCCGCCGCTCTTCAGCACGTTGCCAGTGATGACGGTGGAGGTGACGCCGACGACCACGATGTTCTTCGCGACGTTGTTCGAGTTCAGCGACCCGCCCGAAAGCTGGATTACGTCGCCGATCTTGATGCCGCCCGTGAGGAAGTCGCCCGAGCCGCGGGTGATCGTGTAGTTCGAGCCCGAGGCGGCGATGGTCAGCGACAGCGACGAAATCGCCGAGGTCGCAGCCGGATCCTTGCGGAGCAGCGAGCCGAGGAACGGCATCCAGGTCGTGCCGCTGAGCAGCCCGTTAAGCGTGCCACCCGTCTTGGCGATGCCGTAGGTGAAGCCCGTTCCCTGCTGGTGGGAAACGATCTCGTTGTTCTCGTAGCTGTCCTTCGTGACGTTGAGGTTCGCGGTCACGCGACGCATGAGAGTTCCGCCCGAGCCCGAGGCAGACGACCCGAGGCCGGACTGCTTCTTGTAGGCGAACGTCCTGTTAATGCCCTGTGCGACGGTCATCTTCTCAACTCCTGATATGTGCGTGGAAGGGGATGCGGACCGGGATCACGAACCGATCCTCTTCGGTCCGCCCCGGCATGATTTCCGGCGTTCGATCGATGTTCACGGTCACGCCCGACGCCGTGAAGGACGCGCCCCGTGCAAAGGTTGTGCGGATGAGCTCGGCGCGCGCAGTGGCGGTCGCCGGTCCAGCGCCGAGCGGATAACAAAGGTCGACCTGCAGGAAGCCTTCTTCGCGATGCACGGGGCTGAACTCATCGTTCGCCGGCTGTGCGAGGAGCATCGTCACGCGCTGATACGGCGTGCCGTTGGTTGGCGTGAAAGGCGCATTCTCGTAGGCCGTCTGCAGCGGAGGCGACATGGCTGCGATCGCGACCTCGAGGGCCTGGCGGACCAGAACGGCGCTCATGCTGCGAGACCCGCAACAGCGTCATCGACGATGCGCTGGAATTCGATGACCGTCAGCCCGACGACGCCCTGCGGAGCCTGGCGCGACCAGCCCTCCTCGATGCGGCGAGCGTAAGGCACGTTGTTGAAGAGGTAGTAGACCTGCCCCGAAGCCTGCTGCGGTATCTCCGCGATGATGCGCCCCTGAGCCTCGGCACCGCTCGGATCGATCAAGCCGGTCTCGCCTTGCGGGACCACGCCGACGCCAAGCTGCCAGTTGCCGCGGAAACGGCCACCGACGTAACCCTTGGGCGGCGGGTTCTTCCAGTACGCGCCATCGCCAACTGGCGAGCGGGCATCCACGCGGCCAGCGACGCCGACAACGATCTTCTGGACGGCGAGGTCGGCCTTCTGGCCGGTCTTCTCGGCGAACTTCTGAAGTTGGAGAGCGAATGCGCCCATCAGGCGTTCCCTCGGATCACACAGTCGTAGATGATGCTGCCCTCACCATCAGGATCGAGCGGCTCGACGGCGATCAAGGTGCGCTTGGTCGAGCCATCGGCAAGCGTGACCACGGCATTGACAGGCGGCTGCGGCAGTGCCGCGCCAGACGTGTCGAGGCCGGCGAGAAGCATTTGCTGGTCGCCTTCAATGATGTCCGAGTTGTTGGCCTTGCGGAACGGGCTCAGCGGCAAGCCTGGCACTGCTTTCGCCGTCTTGCTGTAAGTCGTCGGCGTCGTCGTGCCCGTCGCAGGGTCGTAAGTCGCCGAGCCAGCGCCGACGATCGAGACCGACTGGCCTTTCCGCTCGATCATGTCGGCGGCTCGTGATCGCTGAGCGACCGTCATGCCCGCACCAAAGTCGCCATTGCTGACGATCCCTTGAGGAAGGGGCTGAGCGACATGTCGATGGCGCGGTAGCGAACCGACTGCGGCGAATTGCGATCGTACTCGGTCTCGAGCGGGCCAGTCTTTTCACGAACGATCGCCCG